GAACTTTTTTTAATTTTTTTCTACGTACACTTTTTGAGTTCCGTATTTAATCGCCATTAAATGTGCAAATTCCAAATTTGGTGTAACCACTTTTTGTCCTTTGTCGTTAACGTAGACGTAAATTTCATTTTCTTTAGTTGTTTCTTCTGACATTTTAAAAAACTTTTTATTATTATTAATGACTTTTGATAATCTTAATAATATTAATTTGGTTTGTCAAACGTTTAAACAAAAAAATATGAATTTTTTACGGAAGTATATATAAATATATCATTCAGTACCAAAAAACACATTTTTTAATTTTTTTTTAAATATTTATTAGTATGAGATTATTAATTAACGATAACCTATTTAGATGTAAGGTTTGTAATACACCTGAATCAATTACAAAGGGTATGATGAAAAGAAAATTTGACGGTTTTGATTGTATGGTTTTTTTAATGCCAGAAAAAAAGAATCAAGAATTTTGGATGTATGATTGTTTAATACCTTTAGATATTGTTATGGTTAATGATAATATTATTGAAACCATTAATTCAAATTGTCCTCCATGTAAGGATTCGTCGGCTTGTGAATACTATAATGGTTTTGGAAATGTTGTTTTAGAATTTACGGGTGGTACCTGTAAAGATTTGGGTATTAATGTTGGTGATTCAATAAAATTGTCTATGTATTAATTATTAGTCATTATTTCATTTAAAATATCGACAAACCTATCTTTCATTTCTTTTACTAAATCTAAATAACCTCTTTCTTGTTTTTGATTCATTAATGCCTCTGTATCAATACCCTCTCTTTTCATTCCGTTAATTGCTGCCTGTATTTGTTTTTCAGATAACTTTCTAAATCTTAAAAGTTTTTGTTTAATATCTTTAATAAAACTATTATCCCCTTCATAAAAAGCAATAGGTATAGCTTCTTTTGGTAAATCTTTAGTGTATGGTTTGTCGTAACCACTATACATAAAATTAATTCCTGAAATATTAGTAATACATTTATGTCCTCCTGAGTTTGCAACTAAAAAGTCATATCCATTTATTGATTGTGTGTTAGGATCATATGAAGGCATTGAACCATAAAGTGCCATCATATCTTTTGAAGTGAACCCCACAGATTCTTTTGTTGCTTCTTTTTCTGCAATTCTTTTTATTATTCTAAATGTTAGTATTTGTTTTTCTAACTCTGGTTTGAAGTCCAATAAAACTTGATCTTTTATTTCTCCTAAATTTATACCTTTAAGTGCTCGGCTTTCTTTGAATGGGTTACAAGATGCTTGAACACTACCAAAAGGCATCCCTGTAACTAAGAAGTCAGCATCGGGATTATTTCTAAAAGGAGTGTACCTATCATATGCCCCTGGTTTTGTTGTTGACCCAAAACCATATTGTGATAAGATATTTCCGGTTATTTCAACCCCCGAATCTTTTCTACTTTGTACATAATCTTCAGTATTTTTTGTTAATTGTTCTGGATTGGCATATCCCTTTTCAACCGCCACTTTTTTTATAAAATTAAGAATACTTAAAAGAGATGGTTTTGCATTTAAAACAATATCTTCCAAAAAGTTTGGTTTATTTTTATACGCTAAAAGTAGTTTATTAACAACAAGTCCCATTAACATTTTATTTCTTTTTAATGTTTCGTTTTTGTCATATTTAAAAAGATAATTCATAACCATTTCAGGAGTTATGTTGTTAGCCACAAAGTTTGCCGAATCAACCGTTGATATGAGTAATATGTCGTCTGCCGTAAAAATTTCTTTTGGTGATAATATTTGAGATATTGTTTCTACATTAGATCTTGAATGTCTAAAACTTGTTGCAGTATCTTTTTCTACTCCGGCTTGTGAATCGTGATGGTCTGTATGTATTACAAACATTGGTTTTCCGTGAGCAAAATCAACTAAAACCGGCATCACATCACCTTCACCTTCAGGTTTTTTAATTGCAAATTCTTTGGCTCCGTATTGTATTACTTCAGCATCCACTACCTCAATACCATTTTGTTCAAGATAGTTTTTCATTGCTAAGGCAGTTGTAACACCGTCTAAATCTTGGTGAAAGTATATCTTAGCCTTTTTGTATCTTTTAGAAATTTGTTTAATATCTCTAATACCGGACTCATTTATAAGTTGTTTTAATTGACTTTCTGTGATTATAATTTTCATAATATATAAATACCTATAAAAATAAAAAATCCAAGACTTAATCTTGGATTTCTTCTGAAACTGTTTTTAAGTTTTTAAAGTATTCAATTCTTGTATTTGCCACTTCTGTATAATTTGGTGATAACTCGATACCTAACCACCTTCTTTCTAATATTTCTGCAGCAACTAAACTTGTACCTGAGCCGGCAAATGGATCTAAAACTATATCGTTCTTGTAGGACAATATTTTGATCGCTTTAGTTGGGATGTCCATCGAAAACGTTGCCTTGGTGAGTGACTTAGTGTCTGCAAAGTAATTCCACTGACCAAAAACAAGTTCCATAAACTCTTTCTTATCTTGTTCTTCATACACAACTTTCTTTTTTATGGTTCCATCTTCCTGTTCAATTTCAGTTGGTGTCCCCTTCCATTGTGGTTCCCCTTTAACCTTTTTAATGTGAAATTTTTTATATGCTAGTATTACACACTCCTTTGGGTTATAAATATATGGGCTTGAGGGTGACATCCAAGATCCCCAAGCAGTTGTCTTACTTCTGTGTGGTGATTGTTCTTCTAAATCTACTATACCAAAAAAACCAAAACCAATTTCTTTCATTAACTGATACATTTCAGAAACAAAGAAAATTCTTCCCCCTTTCTTTTGTCTATTGATTTCATATGGGATATTCAACGCAATTCGACCGTCATCTTTTAAAACTCTATATGCTTGTGTTAACCAATTTTTAGCAAACTCAAGATACTCATCAAATGGTACATCATCTTCATGTACATCATACTCAATACCAACACCGTATGGTGGTGATGTGACAATTAAATCAACCTCACCTTCAGGAAGTGTTTTCATTACTTCAATACAATCCCCATTTATTATTCTTCCTGTTTCTATCATTTTTCTAAAATTATTTTATTATTAAGTATTGTTTGATTATCAATAATCTGATTTGGTGTTACCCTAACCATTAATGCCATATTACTTTTAGCTCTTACGGAATATTGATTTTCAAAAGTGTCTATTTTTGTACTAAACCTTGTTATTGAATTATAAGAACCTTCATTCATTTTTTCAATGTCAATGCTACTGAATTGATTGATATAATTTAAATAAAATACCGGACTTTTTCTAATCAATGTACCATTCTTAAATGAAATCCAATCATAGTCATAATCACTATTATCATATTGAGTACTTATAGATTTTTTAAGGGCAATTTCTAAATACTCAATATTTTTAAAGTCACATTGAAATTTAATTATGTAATTATTATAGTCTTCAGTGATATTAACATTAGTTATTCCTTCTTGTGCGGATAGTGTTTTCTTAAAAACAGATATTTTTTGTTTTATCTCTGAAACCTCTGGTACTTTTTCCCCATTTAGACTGTCTAATGCTAATATTGATGATACTTTCAATTTACTTGAGCTTAGATTTATTGTGTATTTAAATGTTCCTGATCCATCAGAATTCAATTTTAAATCTTCAATTATTTCAATACAAGATGTTAAAAAAAGTATTAATAAAAAGCAAATGTATTTCATTTTTTCTCAAGTGTGTCTATATGATGTTGTAAATACCAAAGAGCCTTTTTAAGGTCTTGTAACTCTTTATCGGTTTCTTTTTTACCGGCTCTTGATATGTATTTTACTGTATTACCCAATGAAAAACCTAATTCCCAAGCATCTATAACTTTAATCGCCTCGTATGGGTTGTCCTCACCACCATAATGATTTGGGTGATTTACTTGTTCTTTATTTTGCATTAATGTCAAATTTAATTTCTTCTGTTGGTATATTGCTTCCGTCCATTGTTTCAGAGTCCACTACAAATTCATCGTCATTACGATAAACTTCTAATAACTCGTCTCTAGTTATTGTTTTATACTTACCATTTAAATCGTCTGTATTAACAAATTTAGTCATCATTATTTTTGTTTCATATATTTGTTTTGTAACATCAAGTGATTTAACAATCTCACGGATAATTTTGTACGGATCTGCATTTGAGCCAGGTCTACGATCCTCTACATACCCTTTCCATTCTTTTGCGGTATCTTGAGGTACACGAATAGACGCTCCACGATCTGAAACACCCCAACTAAATTTATCAATTGCCTGTGTTTCGTATTCACCAGTAAGTCTTAAGTTATTGTTTGAGCCATAAGCATTAATATGTTCTTCGTGTCTAGATTCAAACGAATTAAATAGTGCCATAAAATATTCTTCATTTGAATCATTTCTCATCGTATCGGTTGAAAAGTTTGTGTGAAGTCCTGAACCATTCCATTCACCATATTGTAATGGTTTTGGGTGTAAATCAATTTCATATCCATAGTTTTCAGAAACTTTGTTTAAGAAATAACGAGTCATCCAAAGATCATCACCAGCTTTAAGTTTTCCTTTAGAGAAGACTTGATATTCCCACTGTCCTAACGCAACCTCAGCGTTTGTCCCTGTTATATCAATTCCATAGTTTAAACACATATCCAAATGTTCGTCAACAAACTTTCTACCAACAACATTATGACCAACACCACAATAATATTCACCCTGTCCTTTTAATAAATTTCTTCCATGTCCTAAAACCTTTCCATTAATTTCTTCACGAATAAAATACTCTTGTTCAAACCCAAACCATAAGTCTTCATATCCTTCAGTAATTTGAGACCTTTTATTTGATTCATGTGGAGTTCCATCAGGGTTTAATACCTCACATAAAACATATACTGTGGATTGCATGTCTTGAACGTAATGTCTAACAGGTTTTAATAAACGATCTGAGTTTCCTGTTTCAGCTTGTGAAGTTGAGGATCCATCAAAATTCCAAATAGGGAAGGAACCATTTATTATTGCATTTTTTATAGATTCGTAATCAACAATTTTAACTTTACTTCTAAGATTTGGTTCTGGTTTATATCCGTCTAACCAAACATATTCTAATTTAATTTTCATTTGTTTTCGTTTATATATTTTATTATTTCTTCTTCAGTTTTACCTTGATTGAATAAACTATAAACTTCTCTTGAAAATTCGTCAGTAGTAAAAACTGCGTCAGCGTCGAGATATTTCATTATCCAATCAATATTTTGAATAATGTGTTTTTTACTTAGAAATCTCTTGTTGAATCCCATTTTTTTGTTCATTTATTTCTCTTATGATTTTTCTAAGTTTTTTACCCAATTCTATATCATTAGGTGTTTCTTTAACTAATTTTTCTAAATAATCTTGATTAATGACTTCCATAATTTTTTTATTTAAAAATATTAAATTATAACTTACTTGTCAAATTCTTATGTCTAATAATTTTTGATTGTATCATGTAATTCATTATTTTTCTTTTAGCTATAGGTAATAGTGTTTCTTTTAATGGGTAATTGTTACTATGATTAATATTAAAAACTATAAGTTTACTATGAACGCTCTCGTCTTGTAAATTTTTAATTAATGGTTTTTTTACTTCTTTTAATTTTTCATCAAAATCTCCTTTTGAGCATTCACATATCTTTTTTATTTGGCATTTAGTCTCTAACGAACCTTTTTTAATTGGTTTAATAATAAACTCATATAGTAATGTTTTTTCTCCATATTCTAAAAAAAACAAACCTTGTTTTGGTTCTATGTTTTTTGGGTTTTTTACTGTACTTATTGAAACGGTGTCGTTAACAATATCCCATATCGCCTTAGCATGATTAAAATAATCCTTTAACCTGTCAGTTGAATATCTACAAATATGATATACTTCTAATATTTCTTCCTTTGTTAATAAAGGGCAATCAACTGAAACCAAATCAGATAATAGTATTTCGTCGTCAGGGTCTTTTAATACTTTATTAAGAACCAAATATTGTCCTTTTTCTATTAAAAGATTGATGCTAGCCATATGTAAAGATATTTCTTGAAAATGTGGATACAATTTCAAATTATTTAGATTTTTATCTAATTTTTGTAGATAATCTAAAAGAACATATTGTTTATGTTCCAAATCTATGGGTTCTTGGAATAACCAGTCAGTTTTCATTAAATTCTTTTGATTAAAAAATAGTGAATTTTAAATAACTGTAAATGAATTAATCAATTATATCTCATTACATGATACCAAGTTCCATTTATCTTATATTCGTTATCAGTTCCATCATAACCGTTTAACACATTACCATAACCATCTGATTGTATAATATCTTCCGCAACTCCATCCAAATGAATAAAGTCTAAAATGTAATCTTTAGGAAATCCCCTATCTTTTAAATAGGTTGCGAAATCATCGGCATAATTATCAACATAACCTTCAATAGCGCCTTCTATTTCATCTTCACTGTAATCGCCTTCCGGATTTTCTCTAATTTCTTCTATTATATTTTCAATACTTGATATTTCGTCTTCAATTTCTTCGGTTTGTTCTTCAGTTAAATCTTCATTCTGTAACCTATCATTTAACTTATCCATTTTTTGTTCATATATTTCAATATATTTTTCTTGTTGGCTAGAAAGTAGTTTTTCAACACCATAATCTTCGGGACTTTCTCTTACAACATCTTCATATTCATTATATAAAAAATTTCTTACCTCGTCTTCATTTATATTATTTTCCCAAACCCATTCTCTAAATGCATCATATCCAACCTCTTCTATTAAACCTTGAAGACTTTCCATAGCAGCGTCATGTATCTTATCATCTCTGTAAACCACGTATTCGCTTTCAAATTTATCTCTTCCTAACCAAGTGTACATATTAGAATTTCCGTAGTGTCTATAATTTTCTTTATAAAGAAAATATTTGTCTTCAGTTGTTTCTTCACCGGTTTCACTGTCTTCAGTTGTTTCAGGAACACCTATTTCAGTTAGGTATTGATAAATCGCCTCAGTTTCTTCTGAAATGTCATTATCATTTCCAACATTCCAAGCACCTTCTTGTCTTAATTCTTCTTGATTATCTAATTTTTGTTTTAATATTTTTTGTCTTTCGATTTCGTACATTTTAGAGTAGTGATATCTAAATGAACCTTTAACTTTTGATTTATCAAAATGACTGATGTCAGTGTTTTCAATATTTAAATCCCCTTCAACATAATCTATACTATCAATATTTGATACCCAATCGGCACGATATAAATAAAGGTCGCCAACAATTCTAATCTTCTTATTTTTATAGTCAGGAAAACTCCTTATTATTCTACCATCCCCATTAACATACTTTAATAAATCAATATAATCATCAGCAGTAATATCTACCCATTCTTCTGATTGCTCTCTCAAAACTTTTTTAATAATATTTCTTACAAACATATAATATAAATACTTTCTATTTACAAATGATTATTTTATAATTATCAAATATTTATATAGAACATAAACCTATAAAAAATTTAAGTCATGGGATGCGGATGTAAAAACAAAAATAACGGACAACAACAACCTGCACAGGGTGTTAATACTACCGTTGTTAATACACAACAACAACAAAACAACGAGTCTGTTAAAACTTCAATCCAAAAAATTGTAGAAAAATATTACAATAAAAAATAATTACTGTTTAGTGTATTATTTTTTTTATTTAAGATTGTTTTAAAATAAACAACTAAATAAAAATTATGAGTACAATAAATGTTTACAATTTTTTAGATGGTGCTAACCTTTGTAATATTTTTGCAAATTTGATAGTATTGAAAATAAAAGAATCTTTTCCTGACGCAAAAACTGAAATATCGGTTATAAACGTCAGGAATTTTTTTATTATCAAAGGGCAAACAACATCTGAAACGCTTATTAATATTGCAGAACTTTTCCAAGATTTTACAAATAACTATAATGAAGAGTTATCCAAAAAAATTAGAGTATTTGATATGATTGTATATGGTAAAGAATTTGATGATCTACCTTTAAACATATCACACAAAGAAAACAAATACGAATTAGAAAGATTTATAGAAATACAAAGACTAGTTAATTACCATGCAAAAAATAAAACATACTTTAATCTTAAAGTTGATGACTTATCAAAAATAATATTTTTTGATTGTTCTGAAGAACAGTATAGTGATGTTAAAAATATTTTAGAAAGGGACTTTACTGAATACGATTTAATTAAACATGATTTTTCAAATGAAATTTATTTTTCAGAGAAAATTTATGGACAGACTATGCATAACGAAAAGCCATACCTTTTACTATTAAACTTTATAACTGATCATGTTTTTAAATTAGGCATTAGTAAAAAAATAGATTTATCGATTGTTAGTACAATCCATACAAAGGAATTAACTAATGAAAATATTGATTTAAAAATTTCTAACGATGATCACATAGTTAAAACAAACTGGCTAGAATCTTTAATAATGGATGTGTTTCCATTTGAAATTTCTGACTTACAACAAAGATTTTCAGACTGTGATGATTTGACAAAATTAATTATTGATTCTGATTTTGATGGGTACTCGTTGTCTGATTTGTCTGTTAAACATGAAATGTTGTTAATCTAAAATATATTCTTTAACCATTTTAACGCCCTCGTGGATATTTTCATAATCTCTATCGGGGGCTAATAATCTTACATTAAATGGTTCATCATTTTCATCTAAAGTAAGCAACATTAAAGATGGTACATATTCATTATTTGTTACTTTAACAAATTCATCATACTCTTCTTCAAAGTCCTCAATATCTCTTTCGATAAATAATATATTATTTTTTGTAAACTCTTCTTTAATTTGTGTGCAAAATGGGCACCCTTTCATTGTGTATACTACAGTAACTTTCATAATTAATTAAATGTATAATATTTTTTTAAACCGTTTATAAGAAGAGTAAATGTTTGATCTTCATCACCCTCATTTAATATATATAATTTATATATGTTTTCATCTTTATTTCTTTTATAGTAAATCATTAATTTACCATATTCTATTACACCCTCTAAATCAATAACCAAATCTAATAAATTAAACCTATCGTACCATAACTTTTTATTTTTTTCAAATAAAGTATTCAATCCTTCATTTGTAATATTTCTAGTCCTAGTAATACAAGGATAGTTTTTATATTTTTTAATATATAAATCTAACACATGTTCAGGTAAAACTTTTTCTCTACTTTCTTCCATTTTAAGGTAATTCATCAAATAAATCATAATCGGCAATATGATCTAGTAAATAGTTATTTGTTTGTTCTTCATTGTCCCAAACAGGCACTAAATGTAGAATCTTATCATCATCATCAAATTTTGCCACACTAAATTTAGTTTTACCATTACGATACGTCTTATTCATTGTAGGTAATTTTATCATACCCTTACTATAAAGGTAGTTAGCAAACTCATTTAACTCATTAATTGGTGATGTCCATTCAGGTGAAAGACTTTTATTAAACCTACCTAATTTTTGAACAATAACCAGTTGATTCCTTCTAAATTGAAACTCGATAGTTGCTCTTTCTGATCCGTTTTTATTTTCTTTTCTCAAAGACACTATAAAACAATGTGGTTTTTCACTATACGTTCTAACACAATTACTTTGATGTGATGATTCCATTTCATACTCACCTGTTTTTGTTAGTAACACAGGGTAATAAGTATTTCCATCATAATGTATTGGTTTTTCAATTAGATTCGCATCTTCACCATAATTCCTTGTAACATCACCGGTTTTATATGACTGAAGTAGTGAAGACCAATCACTATGTTCTGTAACATATTCATCATAAGTTTTTGCGTTTATCTTAACGTATTCCCCATATTTTTTCAATTGTTCCTTGAATGAAACATGATCATTTAAAGAATTTAAAACTTCATCCGCACTTGTGGTGTTTATTATTTTTATAATATTTTCTTTTTCTGATTTAGATAATTTATTATACGAAGTATCATTACCCCACCAACCGTTAACATAGATAGACTGATTTGTTCTTGTTAATAACGATTTATTTTCAATCTTATTGAATAAGTCGATACCAA